ATCTTTGGAGCTGTTGACAAGTATAAACCAGTTGCGGTCGGGATCGAGAAAGGAGCCTTAAAGAACGCGGTGTTCCCTTATCTAAACGATCAGATGAAGAAGAACCAACGCTTCTTTAGAGTGGAAGAGCTTACCCACGGCAACAAGAAGAAAGTAGATAGAATTGTATGGGCGTTGCAAGGACGCTTTGAACACGGTAACATTACATTAAACAAAGGCAAGTGGAATCCTCAGTTCCTCGATGAGCTGTTCCAGTTCCCTAATCCATTAGTCCACGATGACTTGATAGACTCACTAGCGTATATAGACCAGTTAGCTAAGGTTGCTTACGCTTTTGACTATGAAGAAGACGACTACGAATTCCTAGACAAATACGCAGGCTACTAACTATGCTAGAAGATAATGAAGGTTTTGCTACCGAACAACACCTAGAAGATTGGGTTATACAAAAGTGTGACGGCTGGAGAGATCACTTCGAGGCTAACTACTCACAACGCTTTGACGAGTACTACCGCTTGTGGCGTGGACAATGGTCTGCACAGGATCAAGCACGTACCTCAGAACGCTCTAAGATTATCTCCCCCGCACTACAGCAGGCTGTTGAGTCATCAGTAGCAGAGCTAGAAGAAGCTACCTTTGGTCGTGGTAAGTGGTTTGACATTAAAGATGACTACATGGATCAAAGTCCTGAAGACATCGTTATGCTACGTAACCACCTTGAGGAAGACTTCAAGAAGAACAAGGTACGCAAGGGTGTCGCTGAGTGTCTAATCAATGCTGCTGTATTCGGTACAGGCATTGCTGAGATTGTCTTAGAAGAAGAAAAAGAGATGGCTCCAGCTACTCAGCCTGTATTGGGCGGTGAGCTAACAGCGGTTGGTGTCAACATTGTAGACCGTACATGCGTAAAACTACGTCCTGTGATGCCTCAGAACTTCCTTATTGACCCTGTAGCTACAGACATTGACAATGCTCTAGGCTGTGCTGTAGATGAGTTTGTTTCATCTCACTCAGTAGAGATGCTACAGGAAAGCGGTGTATACCGTGAAGTAGACATTGTTTCAGCTACTCCAGACTTCGACATTGAGCCTGATCAAGACCTTACTCGCTATGACGAAGACAAGATACGCCTTACTAAGTACTATGGTCTAGTGCCGCGTCACCTGCTTGAGAAAGCAATGAAGGATGACGAAGCAGAAGACGAAGAGATTGTTGAGTTTGAAGAGGGAGACGATTCATTCTACGTAGAAGCAGTTGTTGTTATCGCCAATGGCGGTACATTGCTCAAGGCTTCGCTTAACCCCTACATGATGCAGGATCGTCCTGTAGTGGCATTCCCATGGGATGTCGTTCCTAGCCGCTTCTGGGGCAGAGGAGTATGTGAGAAAGGCTATAACAGCCAGAAGGCGTTAGACACAGAGCTACGCGCTAGAATCGACGCTCTAGCACTAACCATCCACCCGATGATGGCAATGGACGCTTCTCGTATGCCTAGAGGCGCTAAACCTAGCATACAACCGGGAAAAACCATCCTCACCAACGGTAACCCCGCTGAGATTCTACAGCCATTTAACTTTGGTCAGGTCAATCAGATTACCTTTGCACAGGCTCAAGCATTACAGACAATGGTACAGACAGCCACAGGCGCTATTGACTCAGCAGGTATTGCTGGTTCTGTTAATGGCGATGCTACTGCTGCTGGTGTGTCTATGTCACTAGGTGCTATCATAAAGCGCCATAAGCGTACTCTTATTAACTTCCAAGAGTCGTTTATTATTCCTTTTGTTACGAAAGCAGCTTATAGGTATATGCAGTTTGAGCCAGAGATGTACCCAGTAGCTGACTACAAGTTCCATACATCTAGCTCGTTAGGTATCATTGCTCGTGAGTATGAGGTTACACAGCTTGTACAGCTCCTACAGACCATGTCCCCAGATACACCTATGTATCCTAAGCTGGTTATGTCGATCATTGACAACATGAACCTGTCTAACCGTGAAGAGTTGATTCAGGTACTTGAGCAAGCCAATCAGCCTAACCCAGAAGCACAGCAGGCACAGCAGGCCGCACAGCAGCAACAAGCAGCCTTCCAAGCGTCACAGACTGCTGCACTCAATGGTCAGGCACAAGAGTCTGCTGCTAGAGCGCAGAAGATTACAGTGGAAGCGCAAGCCATCCCACAAGAGCTTGAGATTGATCGTATCAAGGCTGTAACAACAAACCTTAAAGCAGGAGACGCGGACGACAAGGAGTTCCAGAAGCGTCTAGAAATCTCTAAGCAGTTACTCAAGGAACGTGAAGTAGCTGTTAAAGAAGGTAACGTAGAAGCAGCACCAGCACCGCAACCAGCGCCTCAAGCGCAACCACTCCCACAAGCAACCTTACCACAAGGACAATTGCCACAATGATAAGCACAAGAGACTTAGAAAACGTAGTAGCTCAGGTCAACGCTAGATTTGACGAAATCAACAATAAGGTTGACAAGCTAGAAAAAGAGATCAAGGCCCTGACACAGGAGAAAGCCAGTGGCAAAGCCAGCAAAGGGCAAAGCAAAGGTTAAGGTAACAGCTAGCGGTAAGAAGGTTAGCTACGGTCAAGCAGGCAAAGCCAAGGACGGAGGCCCTCGTGTAAAGGCGGGGACTTCTAAAGGAGATAGCTACTGCGCTAGAAGTCTAGGCATTAAGAAGGGCTTATCCAAGGCTAAACAGAACGACCCCAACACGCCTAATAACTTATCACGCAAACGCTGGAAGTGTTCTGGCGCTAAATCGAGGAAATGACATGCCATACGGTACAGGTACATACGGAACAAAGGTCGGAAGACCACCTAAGAAGAAAAAGAAGCCAGTCAAGAAATGAAGGGTCAGACACACGGTGGCAAGGGAAGTGCCACTAGAAAGGCCGATTCAGCCAAGTTTGCTAGCAATTGGGACGCTATATACAACAAACCAGCACAGAAGTCAAGTAAAAAGAAGAAATAACGCTTGACTTTCTTATGCTTTTATGTTATAATAACTAGGTAACCTACACTTAAACAACTGTCCTTAATGGAGAAACAGTAATGATTGATAAAGATTTAGAGCTATACTACCGCAACGCGTCCGACATGTTTATAACTGAAGGCTGGCAGCAGCTAATCAGTGACCTAACAGCTAACGCAAACAACATTAACTCTGTTGAGTACACTAAGGATAACGAAGACCTGCACTTCCGTAAAGGGCAATTGTCAGTTCTTGCAAGCGTTATTACTTTAGAGACTCAGCTAAGAGCAGCAGAAGAGCAAGCCTTGTCTGAAGAAGAAGACCAAGACGAAGCAGCTTAATGCGTATCATCTTAGAGTTTAAGTGTGAGGACGGTCATGTCAATGAGAGATTCGTTGAAGATGATTGCACTCACATACCTTGTTTAGATTGCGACAAGATAGCAAAAAGAATTGTAAGTGCTGTTCGTTCTAAGCTAGACCCTGTTTCTGGAGACTTTATGGGTGCGACCAGACAGTGGGAAAAGAACAGAGAACAGAAGCTACAACAAGAACGCAAGGCCAACTCCTAACCGAAGCCCTGCATAATACACCTCCATAATGAGATTACTCACGGAGTTTAATAATGGCAACACTATATGACGAGCGTCCAGAAGACGTTGACAACGAAGAAGAAATAACAAGTAGTCTGACTGAGGAACCTACACAGGAGACTCCTCAAGAAGAAGACATTCCCGACAAGTACAAAGGAAAGTCAACCGCTGATATTGTAAGGATGCACCAAGAAGCTGAGAAGCTACTAGGAAAGCAAAGCGGAGAAGTAGGGGAGTTACGATCAGTTGTTGATAACTACATACAGACACAACTCGACACCAACAAAGCACCAGAACAACCTGAAGAAGATATAGACTTTTTCTCTGATCCCGACAAGGCTGTCGAGAGAGCTATTAAGAATCATCCTTCAATCAGAGCTGCTGAAGCACAAACACAGCAGTATAGACAATCCACAGCACAGGCTGTTTTACAGAAGAGCCACCCTGACATGCAAGAGATTTTGCAAGATGGTAAGTTTGTAGATTGGATTAAAGGATCAAAGATTCGTACACAGCTTTTCGCGCAAGCGGATACGCAGTATGACTACGAAGCTGCTGATGAACTTTTCACTAACTGGAAGGAACGTCAAGGTGCAGTAGCGCAGACTGCTACAAATGAGAAAGCTAGTCGCAAGACCGCAGTTAAGAATGCCTCAGCAGGTAATGCCAGAGGTAGTGGTGAAGCAGCTAGTCGTAAAATCTATAGACGCTCAGACATTATTAAACTAATGCAAACCGATCCTGACCGCTACCTATCCTTGAGTGACGAGATCACCCAAGCCTATGCAGAAGGAAGAGTGCGCCAATAACTCTTATTTAAAGGAAGTATATTATGACCGATTCAGTTTATCCCCTAATGGGTGGAGCAGTAACAAACACTAGCGCAGCTAAGTTCATCCCAGAAATCTGGAGTGACGAAGTAATTGCAGCGTACAAGACTAACCTAGTTCTAGCTAACCGCGTTAAGAAGATGAGCATGACTGGTAAGAAAGGCGATGTTATTCACGTCCCTAAACCAGCTCGTGGTTCTGCTCATGCTAAGACAGCAGGCACTGCCGTAACTATCCAAAACAGCACAGAGTCAGAAGTTCTGATTAACATTAACAAGCACTTCGAATTCTCCCGTATGATCGAAGACATTACCGAAGTACAGGCTCTCGCTTCTTTGCGTCAGTTCTATACAGGCGATGCAGGTTATGGCCTAGCCAAGCAAGTTGATACTGATTTGTTTGAGCTGGCTAAGTCTTTCGGCAACGGTAATGGTTCTAGCTATGTTAACACTGGTTCTTTCCAGATTAACACTACTTCAGGTGCTTTAGAAGCATTCGACGCTGACGGCGCTGGTGACATTGGTGTTTTCACTGATGCTGTATTCCGTGGCTTAATCCAGAAGATGGACGACGCAGACGTTCCTATGGACAACCGCAGCTTCATCGTACCACCTTCGCTTCGTAATGCCATCATGGGTATCGAGCGTTACACTTCTACCGATTTTGTTAACGGTAAAACTGTAGAGACTGGTAAGATTGGTAACTTGTATGGTGTTGACGTATTTGTTTCTACCAACGTACCTGTTATTGACACTACTGGTGGTGCTTCTATCCGTGGCGCACAGTTGATCCACAAGGACACTTCCGTTCTTGCAGAGCAGCAAGCTGTACGTTCACAGACTCAGTACAAGCAGGAGTTCTTAGGCACTCTCTACACTGCTGATACTTTGTATGGCGTTCAGGTTATGCGTCCAGAAGCAGGCTTCACTCTAGCTGTAGTATAAGGTAACAAACTAGGGGATTCTTCGGAGTCCCCTTTTTACTTTTCTTTTGTTTTCTTAGGAGCTATACATGGCAATATTTAGAGGTGACGGAGGTGCGGGCGATTCCAATACGGACGCTACGCTACTAGCAGTCACAGCCCAAGCTGTCATAGCTACTACGAAAGCAAGTGACGCAGCCGCTAGTGCCGTAAGCGCCAGCGATTCCGCAACAACCGCAACAACCAAAGCAGCAGCAGCAAGTACATCAGCCACCAACGCAGCTAACAGCGCGACAGGTGTTGCACAGTACGCAACAGCAGCAGCCAACAGTGCTACTGCATCAGCTAACTCAGCTACAGCTTCAGCCACTAGCGCAACAGCAGCAGCTACAGCAGAGACTAACGCTGAAACCGCTGAGACGAACGCAGAGACTGCTGAGAGCAACGCAAGCACATCTGCTGCCACTGCTACTACTAAAGCCTCAGAAGCCGCTACAAGCGCATCCAGTGCGTCTACGAGTGCTTCTACGGCAACGACCAAAGCATCAGAGGCTTCCACTAGCGCCAGCAATGCCTCAACCTCCGAAAGCAATGCTGCTACGTCAGCCTCTGGTGCATCTACTTCAGCCACTAACGCAGCTAGTTCAGCCACAGCGTCTGCCTCTTCTGCGAGTGGTGCTTCTACATCTGCAACTAACGCTAGTAACAGTGCTAGTGCAGCATCTACATCTGAAACTAACGCTGGTAACTCAGCGACAGCAGCGGCTGGTTCAGCTACTACAGCATCAACAGCAGCGACCAATGCAGGCAACAGTGCCACAGCAGCTTCAGGTAGTGCATCTACTGCATCAACTCAAGCCAGTGCAGCAGCTACCAGTGCTTCTAACGCAGCTACAAGCGCCTCTACAGCGTCTACACAGGCAAGCAATGCCTCTGCTAGTGCAACGGCTGCGGCTACTGCTGAGACCAATGCAGAGACAGCAGAGACTAATGCAGCCTCTAGTGCTTCAGCAGCGGCTGGTAGTGCTACATCAGCAGCCAACAGTGCTACAGCGGCAGCAGCAGAGTTAGCCACAGCAGCACTGAAGGCTAACAACTTGTCTGATCTGGCTAACGCTGGTACGGCTAGAGGGAACTTGGGTCTAGGTACAGCAGCTACTACAGCGGCTACGGACTATGCTACGGCAGCGCAAGGTGCAACGGCGGACTCAGCTTTGCAGTCTAATTCAACTTTAAACGCAGACAACATGACTACTGGTACACTCAACGGTGGAACTTACTAAAGGTATTTAAACATGGCAACAAAAATTGTAACTAAAAATAGCTCCACCGCT